CACTTGCTCTTCTAGTTGGTCGCCGCGGACAGCCTTGGCCGGGCAACGCCGCGTCTTCGAGTACACCGACGGCGTGTGGGCCCCATTGCAGCGATAGTAGAACTCCCGCTTCCCATTGGGGCGGGTGGCGGAAACGCCGACGTAGGTGAGGCCGCACAGGCCGCATTTGATCAGCCCCGCAGCAGATATTGGTTCCGGGCACTCCGCTTGCCGAACAGGAAGTTTGCGTGGAGCGTCTTCTGGGCCTTCTTCCAGGTCGCCCCGCTGACGATGGCGGGGGCGGGCCGCGAGATGACAGAACGCTCCTTGACCGAGCGCTTGCCCCAATGGTGGATGCCCATGTAGGTGGTGTTGGTGATCAGCCCACGTATCCGACCCGGGCGCCACACGCCGGAGGTGCGCTGCTTTCGTTTTCCCCGCAAAGTTAAGCGATCATCTCGGACGTAGGCGCACGGGATGCGGAGATCGTTCAGCCGGGTTGCGATCACCCGGCAGGACTTCCGCTCACTCCCCGCCATGCAGAAAACCTCGCGTATCACTTCCGCCTCGGATATCTCCAGTCCAGGAATCGGTTCCTCGCAGACGACGAGGCGGGAGTTCTGCTTCTCTCCGGCCTTCCGGTAGCCGTAGGGCACGATCCCACCCAACCAAGCGCCGGCCTCCGCCACCCGGTTGGTGCCTGCGACGGAGCGCTCGCGGATGACGTCACGCTCGTGGGAGGCAAAGCCAGAAAGCATGGTCAGCATCAGCCGACCAGTCGAGGTGCCTGTGTCGAACTCCTCGGTCATGCTGCGGATGCGGACGCCGAGCTTTTCGAGTTCGGCGACAGCGTTTAGGATGAGCCGGGTTTCGCGCCCTAGCCGGTCGAGCTTGTAAACAAGGAGTTGGTCGAACTTGCCCAGCCGGGCGTCCCGAAGAATCTGGCCGCCATCGGGGCGTTGTTCCAGCGGAACGGTCCCGGACACCCCATCGTCGGCATAGACGCGGAAGACGCATAGTTTGTGCAACTGGCTGTAGCGCTCCCCGAATTCCCGCTGCGTCGCAATGGACTGGCGCTCTCGCTGCTCTTCGGTGCTGACGCGCAGGTAAACGGCAACCGGCATCTCAAAGGCCCCTGGGTGGCGCGGAGACAAGGCGGACCCCTTGGCGAGCAAACGAATCCATAAGGCGAAGCAAATCGCCAAGGTCGCGGGCCAGCCGGGTTAGGTCCGGAACGATGATCAGATTGGCGTGGCCCGCGCCGACCGCCGCCATGAGTGCCAACAGGCCGGGGCGCCACCTGTTGCGGGCCGATTGGCCGGCATCCTCAAAGACACCGGCGAGTTCGATTCGTTCCGCCTTCGCGAACGCCCGGATCGTTGCTGCCTGCGCGTCGAGCCCAGACCTCGGATCTGCTTGTGAGACTGCCGCTACGCGGACGTATCCAACAGCCAACGGACCGTTTGCCTGAATTGCGTCGAGGGTCATATGATCGGGCTCAAGGGGCTTCAGTTGCCTCCACCACATGAGTCCCTCTGCGGGGTAAGGAAAGCAAGTCGGGATTTTGACACGTCTGGAGTTGCAGAAAAGCCGAGACCTGATTCTAAGGACGAATCACCAATCTGCCGATACCGCAATCCGCGAGCGTAGTCTCGACATGATCGACAGACTCTCAGGGTTAGAGGTGGAAGGGTTGCACTCCCAGTTATGGATGGTGGCCTTGTTCACGCCCAATTGGGCGGCCACTTGCCGTTGCAGCAACTTTAGCGCCAGCCGGCGCCGGAGCAGGTGATCGCCCAGCGTCTCCAGTTTCTCTGGCGACCGGTTGCGGCTCCTGAGCTGGTGCGACTGGGGTGTCCACGAGAAGCCGGTACAACACTTCCACCAATTCGTCCAAAGCCGCTTCTGCGGGCTCATATCGTCGCTGGATTGTCATGATCGGTTGGGCAAAACGGCGATCTCGATACAGAACTCGATTCACTTGCGTGGCCGGGACTAATCCGTGCCACGCGGTGACACCGCAGCGACTCGCTCACATCTTGGAGTTGTCATCGCCGCCCCTTCGCCCCCCCCCCGGCAAAAAGTCCAACCCAAGAACATTAGGACCGATGATCGCCATGTGTTCGCCTAACGGCTGCTCGGTTGCGGAGTCTCTCACTTTTGCCTTGCCTTTCCGGCCGACCGGAGTGATCAATCGTCATGCGCACGAAGCGCAGAAAAGGATACGGAAAACCACCATGAACAACGCAGAAGCCGACACAGCCGCCACCGTTGGCGAAAAGGGCGCGACAGTTGCGCCGGAGAAGGCCCCCTCGAAGAAGGGTGCCAGCCAGAAGAAGGGCGCGCCTAAGGGGCCGAAAGCCGGCAAGGGCGCCAAAACCAAGACCGCCGCGACGAAGAAAACAGCCAAACGCGGCAAGAAGACCGCCAAGCCCGCCCGCACTAAAGAGTCCAGTGCGCCGCGCGCCGAGAGCAAGGGCGCGAAGATCCTAGCGCTGATCGGACGGCCCAAGGGGGCCACACTCGCCGAGATCATGAAGGCTGTCGATTGGCAGGCCCATAGCGTCCGTGGCTACCTCTCTAGCGCCGCCAAGAAGCACGGGCTCAAGATTGATTCCTCAAAGAACGACGCCGGCGACCGCGTCTACAGGATCGCCAAGTAAAGCGCGTCAAGTCACCACGCCGCCATCTACACGGATGGCGGCGTTTTTACGGCCATGCGACGTGCCCCTTTCATCAAGGAATTCCCGCTTAACCAGAGCTTTTTGCGGAGCCTGACTCCAGTTTGCCGCTACGCCGCTTGACCTGGGGCATCCGACGCCAGGTTGCACATCACGGCTGCATCCGGCAGTTCCGGGCACCTCCGCGCGTCAAAACGCTTCAGATGATTGCGCCGGGCCATTACCCCACCAAATGGGCGCCAGGCGCTCGTCTAAGTAACTCTCGCGGGTCGCCCAATATCGTTGGCAGCATGGTTTCCGCCAGACTGAGTTGGGGCCTTTCACAACCACAGCGTGCCCCTCGTTTCATATACAGACTCTTTCTTCGGCACGGCGACGATGGCGCGCGCCAGGGCATTGACGGTGGCTGCGATCCCGTTGATCCGGGAAGAATTCTTCGACCGCTCCGGCTTGGTGAACATGAGATTGTCGTTCTGCTCCTTCGCCCGAACGCAGCTTGCATTCCAGCGCAGCACGGGATGACCACCGTGGTACAGTTTCCCGCTCGTTACCAGTTCCAGCAGCTTTTTTGAAGGCTCAGAGAGGCTCAGGACTCCTTGACGAACCTCAACGCAAACATAACCTTCCTCGCCCATAGGCACCGACATCTGCCGAGAATTCCAAGGGTCGAAGCAGATTTCCTTGAGGTCGAACACCTGCGCACCCCACTCCAACCTGGCTTTCACATCCCGATAATCAATCACGCTGCCGGGGGAGGACTCCATGAAGCCGTGGTTGACCCATGATCGGTACGGCATCCCATCCCGAAGTTCCCGCTTGCGGAGACCCTCTTGCGGAATCCAGAAGAATGGCAGCACGTCGTAGCCATCGTCATCGCACGGGAAAACGAACGATACCGCTGTTAGGTCCGTGGTCATTGACAGGTCTACCCCGGCCCAGCATGGCCGTTTGCTGAAGCGCGCCATGAGATCGTGCGACAGTGGTCGTACCTTGTCCTCGGGACCTTTCGGCAACAGGCCGGCCGACCTCCAGGGCCCAGCGGAGGCCTCCCACTTCGCCAGATCGATCACCCGGTGCTCCTTCTGATCCCAGATGTTCAGGTAGTACCGGCGAAAGGCCGACTGCGATTCGGGATCCGACAGGCTCGCCTCGTACTTCTCCCGGATCTTGGCGATGTCGAGGAACCCGCCGCGCTCTTTCAGGCTCGGGTTGGCCTTGATCCAAGTGGCCTCCGAAGCCCAATCGTCCTTCTCGCCGGCGCCGTAGATACGCCCAAGGAAGGTCGGATCCTGGATTACGCCCTCCTCGATCCGTCGCGTTTTCTCGTGCAACCTCCAGGCAAGCGGGGATTCATTTTGCACACCGGCGGTGGTGATGGAGATGGTCAAGGCCTGTCGCCGTGTCACGCCACCCAGCGACAACACGTCCCAGTTTTCGATCTGCTTGCGCGTACGCCATCGGTGCAGTTCATCGGCCACCACGCAGGACGGATTCACGCCGTCAGAGAGATCGCCATCCGCCGCCACGGCCGCATAGAAGCTATCTGGGTCGTTGCGCTTCACAATCCGGTTGGTACCACGCAACACCCGCAGCCGCTTCCTCAGCAGGGCGCTTTGCTCAACCATCTTGCACGCTGCCCGGAAGACGTTCATCGCCTGCCGGGTCGCCGCGGCAGCGCCGTAGACCTGGCAGCCTGGATTCGGGTCAATCATCAGGACAAACAACACAAGGCCGGCGGCCCACTCCGTTTTCCCCGCCTTCTTTGGAACCTCGTAATAGGCCATGTTGATTAGACGGTTACCGTCGTCGTCCAACGTGCCGAAGATGCGGGAGAGAGCCTCTTCCTGCCACGGCACCAGCAGGAACGGCTTGCCGTACCACTCGTCGGCCGTGTGCTTGAGGACAAGCTCAAAAAAGTTGCAGGCGGCATCGGCGTGCAGGTGAGAGAAGGCCACATCTATTCGCCCCGCTCTGCGAGGAGGCGTTCGCAGTCCGCGCTGATCGAGTCACGGAGCTGCATGCACCAGGGGAACTTCACACAGCTGCTATTGGCAGTCGGCATTCTTTAACCTCCTGAAAGGTCTGGCCAGTAGATTCGAGTCGTGCCTGCTTACCGCTGAACTGCATCCACCTGGTGACCAGGACATCCACATACTTGGGGTCGATCTCCAGCATGTGGCAGATGCGTTTCCTTGGGTCCGCGCTTCGATTCAGTAACATCCTTTCGCGCACGCTTCAGCGCCAGGCCAAATGCCGTCTTCGTCATCGGGCTCTTGCCGGCGTCCGTCAGGTATTTATTGAAGGCGGCTATCAGCTCACCCTGTCCTATCATTGTGTTCGGCAGGGTTATCGTGTTTTGATCCAACCAAACTGAAAGTGGATCCGTCGCTGTTCGAAAGTCCTCCCAAGCGGTGTGCATGGAATCGCTTTGAGAAAACCCCCGCCTGCGAATCTGCTCCAGTGCATCCAGCGCCTTATTCAGCACGCCGCTCAGTTCTTCTGGCGCCGCGAGCTCCCCATCCAGGTCCTCGCGCCGCTTCGTGTCCGCCGCGCCCTCTTCAAAACATCGGGCGAATGGGATCACCTGCCAGCGACGGAAGAAGCCATGCGTCGGGTCATCGCTGCGCGGCGGCAGGTTTGCAGAGAAGACCAATTTGCAATACGGCACGTATTCGAAGCTGTCTTTGAACTTGTATTCGGTAGAAACAACGTCGCCGCCTGTGAGTGCCTTGAACATTGACGTGCTCGATAGGTGTGCCGTGGGCAGGTCCGGGCAGATGTTGGCAAGTTTCCCGAATAGCCGGGCCGCGGCGAACTTATCCTGCTCAATCTTGTGTAGGCTGAGCGCAGAGGTATTGTGCTTGCCAACAAAAGCCACGCACGCCCGCAGGAAGGTGGACTTGCCATTGCTGCCCTCGCCCAGCAGAAGCACAGCTTTTTGAATGCTGTTCTCTGCCGTCATCAGCCAAGCTGGGATCTCCCACGCGATCGCTTCCGAGTCTTCCGGGAATACCTGACCTACGAAAATATCCCATGCTGGACAGCGCGCCGCCGGATTGAACGAAACGGGCAGCTGAACGGCCGAGAGGAAATTCGGATCATGCGGGCGCAGCCTCCGGGCTTGCACATCCAGAAGGCCGTTTAGCAGATTTACCGTGTCCGCTGGCGGATCGATCCACAACTCTGGGCGATCGACCCGAATGTACTCGACAACTTCGTTCGCCTTGTGCGGTCCAGTTCTCCGCAATCCCCCAGTGATTCATGATGCCCTTGACGCGCTGCCGCACGACCAATTCACCTGACGGTTGATACACGCCATTCCTGAACACGTATAGCCGGCCACCCGGATCGCGCGCGAATTGGTCCCTGATCAAGATTTCGCCGGCCAACTCGGCAACGTTCGTTTCAGTCTTGCCGTCGCGTGCGGGCGCCTCCGGTACCCAATCCGGCATCGCAACAGATTTTGCACTCAAGCTGGCGCTCCCCACTTCCGTGTTCCGCGAACGATCCGCGAGATATTTTCCGGGGGGCCCGGGCGCCCGCACTGGTACTGGTTGATGGCCTGCAAGCACGCCTCGATCGCCTCATCACAGACGCGCCTGGCGCGAAGCGTTCCGGCTATCGACACGAGCGTGCTGTGTTGCTGCCCATGAGGAATTCGTCCACCTTGCAGCGGTTGGAGCGGCCAGGTTTTGCGGCCACCGGCCAGTCGCTCATACAAGAACTGCAGATCACTCGAATGATGCTCGACCTGGAGCGGCGCCCCATGGAACGCGCGCCCTGTCACGGTGAAGTAGCGCGCGTGATCATACATTTCGATTTGGCCATCCCCAACCTTAACGCCTGGTACATTTGCTGGCAGAGCCCCGCGTGCCCAAATCTTGATACCTTGGCCACTTGGCGAGATCTCCATGTAAGTATCACAGAAACGCTCTACAAGTCCACGTGCCCACGGCTTCACGATGCCTTCGTGCAGGCAGTCATCAAGATCGATCCCTACTAGACAATCCGCCTTCGAGAACACAAAGCCGAACCCGGCGTACCGCCGTCATTCTTGGAGCCATGCGCTCAGCGCTTCCTCAAATGGTGCCCAGTCTCGGGGATTCGTGCTACTGGCTCTGTATCCGACGACCGAGTACGGCACTTTTGTTTGTCGACCGTCCACGATCTCCATACGCCAGAGCACCCACCTGTCAAGCTCGCGGAGATCAATAGGGATGTTGAGATCCTGAATCGTTTGTGTAGCAGATGCAGCGCTCATGCAACCAACCTCCGGCTGGCTCAATTAACCAACCGCGTCCTTCATCGCAGCCAAGTCCTTCTTCGTGAGCGGCAATTTGAAACGCAGATCAGCAGCTACGCGCGCCCCGACAGTTGTGTTTCTTAGGCTCTGCGCTTTCGGCCTATCCGGTTTACATAGACCGTCCGGAACTCGATCACTACCCGGCACATGGACGACTGGCTTCATCGGAGGAATGAACCGCGATGCGCGATGCTCCAGCCCCTTGAATTTCTGGGGGAAACACGCAATGGCATGTGACAGTTTGGTAGCCGTGGGATCTGGTGGGATAAGAGCCTCCCACTCCGCCGCCGCGCGTAATACGGCCGCCTCGTTCGCCGGGTGTGCCATGACCAAGCGCAACTGGTTCTTAGCTCCATCTTGCCAAACAGCTCGACCCTGCGTTACGTAATATTCGGCATCCTTCCTTCGCATTCGGCGTGAGCCCTGCAAGGGATTGACGACAAGAACCTTATTTTTGCCCGTTGTCGCCTTCTGCTGACCTTTGGGGGTCAACCCCGAGGTATTTGTACCGCTCGGCCCCCCGGCCGGCGGGGAGTTCATGCCGCGGCTCCTCCGGACGCCGAATCACGGATAATTTTTTCGACCTGGTCCAGGTCGTACAAGATCTTGCCGCAGTAACGGTAGAAGGGTAAGCCTTTCATCAAGATCCTGTGCTTCTGCAATGTGCGGCGCGGGATGCCAAAGATTCGTTCGACGTCGCGCTCGCTTCCAAAACGCCTCTTTGCAAGGTCGGCAGCGGATTGATTAGCTCGTCGAGTGCGCTCTGTATCGCTCATGCTGGATTGTTCCTTCACAAGCAATCATGCGCTGGCTTGCGCTTTCATCGTTAGGGGATTTACGG